CGCCCGACGATCTGGGACCCGGCCGCTTGGGAAGGGCGCATCCCCCGCGGGGAGGTCAAGGCCGCGGTCGCGGAGATCTTCGCGAAGTACGAGGTCGCGCGGATGTACGTGGACCCGCGGCACTGGGAGACGCAGGCGGATGAGTGGGCGCTCGAGCATGGTGACGACGTTGTCGTGCTGTGGCCGACGAACCAGATCAACCGCATGTTTGACGCGCTGTCCCGGTTCCTTGAGGACACGACGGAGCTCGCCACGACGCATGACGGCGACCCCACGGCGACGCTTCATGCCCTCGCAGCCCGGAAGGTCGCGAAGGCGGGCGACAAGTACATCCTCGGCAAGCCGTCCGAGAACCAGAAGATCGACGTCCTGATGGCCGACGTGCTCGCGCACGAGGCCGCCGCTGACATGCGTGCTGACGGCTGGACCGAGTCCGGGCCGGCGTACATCCGACTTCCACGCTGACCTCGAAGGGGGACCTGTGGCACTGACCCCCAGCGAACTGGCGCTGATCGAGAAGCACCAGCGCGACCTCGAGAGCCGTGCACACACCGACGAGCTGCTGCTGCGGTACTACCTCGGCGCGCAGCGCGTGGAGCACCTGGGTATGGCGATCCCGCCGAACCTGCGGCGCTTCATGGTCATCGCGAACTGGTGCCGGACGTTCGTTGACACGAAGAACGCTCGGCAGCAGGTGCGGTCACTGATCCTGCCTGGCGAGGAGACTGCGGACCCGAAGTTGCGTGCCATCTGGGACGCCTCGAACCTGTCGGCGCACACGTCGATGTTCAACGTCGACCGGATGGTCTACGGCCGTGCGTTCATGAGCGTGGGGGCGAACGAGAAGGACAAGTCGCTGCCTCTTGTGCGCGTGGAGTCGCCGCGGGAGATGAGCGCGTTCGTTGACCCCCGCACGGAGGTCATCACCTCGGCGTGCCGGCTGTACGGGGCGACGGACGAGGACCCGAGCCCGAAGCTTGTGACGCTGCTCCTGCCGGATGCCACCGTGTGGGCGGCGAAGGATCAGGGCGTGTGGGTCGAGACCAGCCGGGACGAGCACAGGCTCGGTTCGGTGCCGGTCGTGATGCACCTCAATAGGCGCCGGTCGGGCTCTTGGTCGGGCGAGTCGGAGCTGACCGACCTGATCCCGTTGGTGGACGCGGCGACCCGCTCTCTGACGAACATGCAGTTCGCCCAGGAGGCGCACGGCATCCCGGGCATCTGGGCGACGGGCGTCACCAAGGGTGACTTCGTGGACGCCCAGGGCAAGCCTGTTCCTCAGTTCGAGGCGTACTTCAACGCCATCCACACGCTCACAAACCCGGCCGCGAAGGTCGGGCAGCTCACCGCTGCCGACCTCAAGAACTTCGAGACGGCCGTGAATATCTACGGCAAGCAGGCCGCGGTCGCGACGGGGTTCCCGGCGCGGTACTTCGGCTTGCACACGACGAACCCGCCGGCCGAGGGTGCGATTCGCGCCGACGAGGCGCAGCTCGTCGAGTCGGTTGAGGCGCAGAACGAGGAGGTTGGCATCACTCTCGGGTGGGTCGGCGCCCTTGCGTTGCGTTTCGCGACGGGCGAGTGGGTGCCGGGCAACCGTGTCCGCGTCGAGTGGCACGATCCAGCCACCCCGACGGTCTCCCAGCGTGAGGACGCGCTCGCCAAGCGCCGCGCTGCCGGCGTGCTGTCCCGCGAGGGCTACTGGGACGAGCTCGGCTGGTCCGAGGCACGCAAGGCGAAGGAGCGGGAGTACCTCGAGCACGAGCGTGCCGAGGATCTCGACCCTTACCTGCGGCGGGTAGAGGCGAAGGGTGCGGCCAGTGCTGTCACAGGCGCTCCCGTCAACGGCTGACGCCTACGCGCGGGACCAGCGGGACGAGATCGCCGCCGCGGTCTCTGCTGCCCGGCGGATTTGGCGGCGGATGGACGACGACTTTGACGTGTCGTACGCGCGCATCGAGGGCGAACTGCTCGAGGTGTCCGACCTGGCACAGTCTCGCGTCCTGGCAGGAGCTCAGGAGTACATCCCTGCCGTCCTCGAGGAGACGGGTCAGCGGCGCGCGCTCACTGCGGCGTTCGCGGTCAACGCGGAGTCCCTCGTGGGCGTCGCGGGCGACGGGATGCCGACGGACTCGCTGTTGTACGGGTCGGTGATCCACACGAAGCAGCGTGTGGCCGCCGGCGCGTCGACGCGTGAGGCTCTGGCGTCGTCGTCGCAGTGGTTGTCGACCGCGGTTGGCACGCTCCTGTCGGACACGGGTCGCTCGTCGGAGAAGCTCGCGACGATGGCCCGCCCGGTGACGGGGTACGTGCGGATGCTGAACCCGCCGTCGTGTGGCCGCTGCGTGGTCCTCGCGGGGAAGCGCTCGAGCTCGTCGGTGGCGTTCCAGCGGCACCCGGGCTGTGACTGTCGGTCGATTCCCGCCGCGGAGTCCCTGGCGGATGACCTGACGATCGACTCGCGCGCTTACTTCGACTCGCTGGACGAGGCGGGGCAGGTGCGGCTCATGGGGTCGAAGGCCAACGCGGAGGCTGTGCGCGAGCATGGCGCGGATATCAACCAGATCATCAACGCCTATCGGCGTGGTGGCGTCCGGCCGGCGCAGGTCTACGACCGCACCGTGAAGTACACAACGGAGGGCATGACGCGCCGTGGCTTCGCGCACGCGCGCATGTCCCAGGCGGGCTATGTGCGCACTGCGGGCGAGGCCAAGGTTGGCCGCTACATGCAGCTCAAGGCGCCGCGCCTCATGCCTGAGTCCATCGCGCAGATCGCGACGGACAAGGCCGACCAGGAGCGGCTCCTGCGGCTCTACGGCTGGGTCCTCTGACCCACACAGACCACCCCAAGGCGCGAGGCCGCGGGGACGCAGTAACCAAGGAGACGGCGCGATGCCGGACGACACTCAGAACCCTGCCCCGATCGTCGAGGCGACCACCCCGCAGGATCACCCTGCGGACAAGCCCCTCGGCCCCAACGGCGAGAAGGCGCTGCAGGCGGAACGTGAGGCCCGAAAGGGTCTCGAGCAGACCGTCGCGCAGCTTCAGCAGGCCCAGAAGGACCAGATGGCCGCCATTGCGGCGGCGTTCGGTGTGACTCCTGACGCGAAGGACAGGGACGGCTCGCAGCTGATCGAGACCTTGCAGCAGCAGGTGACCGAGATGCAGCGGGAGTCGCTCGTCCTGCGCGTCGCGGCGACACACCAGATCACCGAGCCCGGTGACATCGAGCTCCTCAAGTCCGCGACGGACGAGGCGACGATGACCAGGCTCGCGGGCCGGCTGGCCGCCAAGGCAGTCGAGACCCCGGGAACACCCAAGCCGGACCTGACCCAGGGCCCGAAGGGTGACGCCCCCCGGCCTGACGTCGGCCCCGGCATGCCGCGGCTGCAGGCCGCGTATTCGAGCCCCACCCCCACCAAATAACTGTCCCTGCCGCACGGGCGGCCGGGCGTAACA